ACACCGATAACGCCTCCCAGACCATCAAGGACTTCTGGAAGAGCTCGACCCTGCAGAACATGCGCATCGACCAGCTGATGCGCTCGGCCGGCACCTCGAGCTCGGTCAAGGGTCGCGTGGCGCTGGTTGTCGACACCAATGCGCGCGAAGGCGCGATCTCGGTGGCTGAAGCCAAGAAGGCCAAGCGCAAGATCTACGCCTATACGGTCGATGCGACCGATCTGCTCGACTATGCCTATGACGAGCTCGGCGACGGTGGTCTGCTCTGGGTCAAGGTGCGCGAATATTTCCGAGACGACGCCGATCCGCTGAACGGCACCGGCGAGGTCGTCACCCGCGTGCGTCTGTGGACGCGCGAAGAGTGGGTGCTCTACGAAGAGCAGGAAGAAACCTCGCAGGACACCCGTGGCCGCAAGAAGGTCGCCAAGAAGATCGTCGAGATCGACCGCGGTTTGCACGATCTGAAGAAGGTGCCGATCATCTTCCTCGATCACATCATCACCGACAATCCGTATCGCACGCCTGGTCTGATCGACGACATCGCCTATCTCGACCGCGCGATCGCCAACTATCTGTCGAACCTGGATGCGATCATCCAGGATCAGACTTTCTCGCAGCTCGCCATGCCGGCGCAGAACCTTATGCCGGGCGAAGACGGCTATAACCAGCTGATCGAGGCTGGCACCAAGCGCGTCTTCACCTATGACGGTGGCCTCGGCTCCGGCAAGCCTGAATATCTTTCGCCCGATCCGAAGCAGGCGGGCGTGATCCTGACGGTGATCAACAAGATCATCAACGAGATCTACAACACCGTCGGCCTGGCCGGCGAACGCACCAAGGAAGACAATGCCGTCGGCATCGACAATTCCTCGGGTGTCGCCAAGGCCTACGATTTCGAACGCGTCAACTCGCTGCTGACCTCGAAGGGTCAGTCCTGCGAGAAGGTCGAAAACGAGCTGGTCGAGCTGGTGTGCCTCTGGGCTGGTGAAACGGTTCCGACCGACAAGCTGGTCAAGTATCCCGAAACCTATGACGTCATGCGTCTGATGGATGACCTTGCGGTCGCCGAGCAGCTCGCAACGATCATGGCGCCGGCCGAAGTTCGCCGCGAGCAGCTGCGTGTCGTCGTCAACAAGCTCTTCCCGCGTCTGAAGGCGGATATCCGCGCGAAGATGGAGAAGGATATCAACAAATGGCTGGAAGGTGTGGATCTTCTGGCTGTTCCCTCAACCTTCGGCACGAAAGCGCCGGCCGGTCCCTCCAGACAGGGGCAGGTCACGAAGACGTCGCCGAACAAACAAGGCGCCACAGCCGCAAAGTAACGGTCGAGATACTGACCAATCAGACTACCGATAGGCCAAGTGACCGGCCACCCTTGTGAATAACGAACGCCCGAGAGACTGGGCAAGGATGAAAATGATGACTGAAGCTCTGAAGACGTATTCCCGCGCCTCCTCGTTTGGCGCATTCGCAGCCGCTCCGATGTATCCGGGCGCTCCGCGTATCGCATTTGCCCCTGCCGACGAAGGCACTGGTGGCAACGGTGGCACCGACGATGACGCCGCTGCAAAGGCTGCCGCTGAAAAAGCCGAAGCTGACAAGGTCGCTGCCGAAAAGGCTGAAGCCGATCGTCTCGCCGCTGAAAAGGCCGGCGACGACAAGGACAAAGACAAAACCAAGGATAATGGTCTGCTCGCCGAAGTGATGGCGAAGAAGAACAAGATCAAGGAACTCGAGGCCACGATCGCCCGCTTCGATGGTATCGATCCCGTCGCCGTGCGCGCCCTCCTCGATGAAAAGCGCCAGGCCGAACTTTCCGCCGAGGAAGCCAAGGGCAACTTCGAACGCGTCAAGGAAATGATGGCCGAGGAGCATACCAAGGACAAGAAGAGCCTGCAGGACACGATTGCCGATCTGCAGAAGAAGCTCGAAGGCGCCAATGGCACCATCAACGACTTGACCGTCGGTCGCTCGTTCTCCGAAAGCAAGTTCATCGGTGAAGACCTGGTGCTGCCGCGTGCCAAGGCGCGTGCGATCTATTCCGGCCATTTCGACGTCGTCGATGGTCAGATCGTCGGCTTCGACAAGCCGGTTGGCGCCAAGGAACGCACGCAGCTGATCGACGCAGCCGGCAAGCCGGTCGCCTTCGATGAAGCCATCAAGCGCATTATCGACGCCGATCCGGAGAAGGAATCGCTCTACCGCGACAAGGCCAAGGTCGGCGCCGGCTCCTCTTCGCAGAAGGTTGCTGACCCGAAAGTCGAGAACAAGGACAAGGCTCTGTTCGGTGCGGCGCGTATTCTGGCCGGCCTGAACGCAGACAAATAAACCGGTATAGCGCGAGTCGCGATAGTAAATCAATACTGATTTACATTTTTTTCTTGCTCCATGCGTGGACGTCGGGTTAGACTATGGTCAATCAATTTTGACTTAGTTTCCGACGGCCACGTAGAGGAGAATTACAATGCCGCTTTTGATTGATGAAGCCGACAAGCTGTCCCAGGAGGACAAGGCTCGCGGTGTGATCGAAGAGATCATCGATACCGAATCTCTCTTCGCGCTGATGCCGTTCCAGCATGTGAGCGACAAGACTTTCACCTACGTTCGCGAGGGCACGCTCTCCGAAGGTGAATTCCTCGATGCCTACGAGGCCGTTCCGGAAGGCGCAGCCACGTTCGACGAAGTCACGACCAAGCTCAAGGTGCTTGCTGGCGACGTCGACATCGACAAGTTCACGGCTTCGGTCCAGTCCAGCCTCAACCCGCAGGTCGCGATCCAGCTCGCTGCCAAGGCGAAGGCACTTGGCCGCAAGTTCAAGCGCACGATCGTCAACGGCGACAGCTCCGTCAACACCAAGTCCTTCGACGGCGTCAAGAAGCTGACCCCGGCTGCCCAGACGCTGATCGCCGGCACCAACGGTGCTGCTGTTTCGGCCGAAATGCTCGACGAGCTGCTCGATGCCGTCAAGCTCGGCGCCGACGTTCTGATGATGCGCCGCGGCACCTGGCGCGCAATCCGCGCGATCATGCGCTCGTTCGGTGGCAACACCGGCGACATGATCCAGATCCCGAACTTCGGCAAGCCGGTTCCGGCCTACGACGGTATCCCGGTCATCATCAACGACTTCCTGACGGCCGATGAAGTCATGGGCTCGGCCAACGAAACCTGCTCGGTCTACGCTCTGCGTCTGAACGAAGCTGACGGCTTCCACGGCATCTTCGGTGGTCCTTCGGCTGGTATCCAGTTCGAAGAGATCGGCACGATCCAGAACAAGGATGCGAGCCGCTACCGTGTCAAGTGGTATGCGGGCACTGCCCTCAAGGCCACCCACTCGGTTGCGCGCCTCAAGGGCATCCTCAACATTTAATCTGGTTAGTCAATCAATATTGACTTACAATAGGGGCAGGTTCTTCCTGCCCCTTTTGCTATTTGGAGATAAAGATGGCTCGCGTTCGACTGACTGCTCTCGGAATGGAGCAATTCACCGGCAATCTCGGCAAGGTTCGCTTTGTCGATGGTGTTTCCGGCGTTATCACTCAGGCACAGGCCGAAGTGGTCGGCGCCGCATATGAATCGGTCCTGGTCCAGGCCAACGGCACGACCGTCATTGGTCCTGCAAGCCCGGCTGCCCGTGCTGCTGCCCAGGCGCCTGATCGCGCGGCCGCTGCTCCCTCGATCGACGCGCCGGCCAACCAGCTGCGCCTCGACCTCGAGCCGCTCTACGTCAAGCAGATCGACGCGCTCACTCATACCCTCGGCCAGGACGACGCCGGCTACCTGCTCAACTTCTCGCTCGGCGCCGTGGTGACGGTTCCAGCCGACCTGCAGGATGGCTTCTACTGCAATCTGCGCCAGGCCGGTGACGACCAGATCGAAGTCGCGGCCGTTCTCGGCGTCGTGCTCGATGAAATCGACGGCAACTTCAGGTCCGAAAAGCGCCTGGCCGTGCTCTCGCTCTCCCGTCTGCCCGACGGCAGTTTCCAGCTGACCGGAAGGACGGCAGAATAATGGCCCATCCTCTGCTCAAGCGCTTCCAGCTGGGCGTGCCGTCCGGCGCGCTGGCGCCTGTCGATCCTAGCCGCTACATGTTCTTTGCGACCCGCAATCGCATCCTGTCCGGCGTCCTGATGACGGCGCCGTCCGGACTGACGAATTTCGAGAGCACGCTTTATTTTGGTTGCCCGTCCTACAGGACGCGCGATTTCCAGTTCCACTTCTCCGGCGTCATGGGCACTGAGGGCGGTGCGGCGCCGGCTGAAAACCTCTTGCCGACGAACGACATTGTTATCGACGAGGCCTATCTCGTTTATAACGGCGCCGAATATCCGCTGCTGTTTTCGGGCCAGACCTCGGTCACGATCCTCAAGGGCTCCGACGGCGTCTTCGGCAATTGCGTGCTGCCGTTCGACCTGCCCAAGCGCGCCAAGTTCGGTATCCGCACCTACTGGTCGGTTCCGGGCAGTGGCAACTTTGTCGCTGGCTATCGTGTTCAGCGTCACCGCGGCGAAACCTTCCGTGGCGCCGGCTCGCTCGCTGCTCTGAAGGCTCTTGTCGCAGCAAACGGCAACACGCCGGCGCTCGATGTCTTCTATAACGTCGTCGGCGCCCAGGCGAGCGGCCAGCAGCTTGCTTTCGGCCCTGACTTCATGGTCGCCAAGGGTGACTGGGATGGCCGTCCGGTCGTGCTGGTGGTTCCCGACAGTATTGGTGAATCGCGCCAGGAAATTGCCCATTCGGCTGACGATCGCGGCAACATGGGTATCTATCGTCGCTACCTCGACGCCGATGACGGGGCGTTCGGCAGCCTGCCCGCCTTCTTTATCGCCGGGCCAGGTGCTGCGGCCAGTCGCGAGCTGCTGACCGGCGCCTTCCAGCGCTGGCGCGTTCTTGATGAGATCATCGCGATGAATGGCGGGAAGTGGCCGTTCACGGTGATCCTCAATCAGATGGGCTTTAACGACTCCAACGTCACCGCTTCCACCTGGATCTCCCGACCGAAGGCATTGATCCAGCGCCTCAAGGCTCGCTATCCCGGCGTTCGCGTTTTCCAGGCGACGATCACCGGTCGCGCTACCTCGAGCGACACCTACCGCACCGCGGCTGGTCAGACGGTTCCGAACCCGTGGCAGGTGCCCGGCGTCGCCGGCAATAACAACACGGGTCTCGGTCTGCTCAATGAAGAAATCCGGGCAAACACCGGCAACTGGCATGACGGCGTCGTCGAGGTCTACAACGCCTGGTCCGATCCCGACAACTTGAACAGGTGGCGTGGATCGAATTCATTCGGCGAAATTGGCCGATTGATCAGCACGAGTGGCAATGGCGACGGTGTGACGATCTGGAATCAGGCTGTCTCCAGCGTGCCGCTGAAGCGCGGTTATCCGTATCTGATCGAGTATCAGCCGGGCGTGTGGTCGACCCGCACGATCTATGACTGCACGGAGGCAGCACCCTATAATGTCACGTTCATGGAAAACTTCGCGACGATCTTCCAGCCGAACGCCAAGATCCAGCTGGCGATCGTCAACGATGGCGTCGGTGTTCACCCGACACCTGGCTATGTCGAGTATATCGTCGGCCGTATGCCCCCGACGATGAAGGATCAGTTCGGGCCTCGTATCGTGGCTGCGGCTTGATCATAAATCAATATTGACTTACCATTAGGGCGGGCTCTCCCGCCCTTTTTCCTTATCAACACAAGATTGGTGGATAATGCACTATCTCAAGATCGTCTCGAAGGGCTGGCAGGGTTACACTGGTCAGCTCAACATCATCAGCTTCAAGGACGGCGTCTCGACCGAGCCTGTTCCTCCGCGCATTGCCGATCGCATTGCCGCGTCCGTGCAGGTCGTTCAATGCGACGAAAAGGGCAAGGCGGCCAAGAAGCCGGTTGCCGTCGGTGTTCAGCATCGTTTGATTTCCGAAACGGCCGCTCGCGCCATCATCACGACCAGCCTGCAGACGCAGAGCGAGGCCGACAAGAGCCTGGAAGCCAAACTCGACGCCGCACGCTCGCTGACAGCTCCGGTCGAAACTCTGTTCACCCGCGTCGACCTCGAGAAGATCGCCGACGACACCGGCATGAAGGGTCTGCGCGACATCGGCGACAAGTGGAAGGTCAAGGGCCGCGGTATTCCCGAGCTCATCGAAAAGATCCTGAAGGCCCAGGCTCAGTTCCTGCAGCTGCGCAATCAGAAGATGGACCAGGCAGGCGGTTCGGTGCTCAAGGCAACGACGCTTGCGACCGAGGAAGAAGAAGCCACGATCGCCGTTGATGAAACGCCGGCTGTCGCGGGTGTCGAGGATATGGCAGTCGAATACACGGTTCTCGCCAATGTCGTCACTGCTGCCGATCTCTTCGAATCCGCGCTGCGCAACTCCGGCAAGTCCCTGACCGGCTGGAATGCTCTGCGCGACAACGAGCGCAAGATCCTCGTCGACCAGGAGATCGCAGCGCTCGAGGAGCACTACGGCGCCAAGCTCGAGCCTGTCGTTGTCGGTGAAGCGCCGGCCGAAGACGTCAAGGAGCCGGAAGTGCCTGCAGAGCCCGAAGAGCAGGAAGCGCCTGCTGATGAAGGCGAGGGTGCTGAAGGTGAAAAGACCGACGGCGCCGAAGGCGAGGCTGATGAAAGCAAAGACCA